GGATATACCTACGCAGTTGGCTATTAAACAAGCAAATATTCCACACTTATCAAAATTAATAGAAGTTAATGAACTTTGTCAAGTTGGAGATAAAGTAAAGAAAGAAGAAACTATGTTAGAATTTACAACACAACAAATCAAACAAGCATACGGTATATTAAATGACCCTAGATATAAACAAGGTAATTATTCAGGTGCTGTAAAGGCAATTGAAAAACTTGCAAAAGGTTTATCTAAACATAAAGATGTTGCAAACGCATTAAAGAGAGCGAATGAATCAGTTATAGTTGATCCAAAAGCAAAAAAAGAAACTAAAAAAGAAAATAACATACATAATAAAAAGAGTTTTGAAAAATTAAGAAACGAAACAAAATTAGTTAGACTAGGTGATAAAGGAAAAACAGCAACGGGACAAAAGGCTGCAGTAATTGATTTAGAGCCTCGTGCTATTCCAGTCTAGGGAGTACTCATATCCATTATGAAGAATGCTATTTTATATTGCGATATGGATGGAGTCCTGGCAGATTTCAAAACTGCTGCTCAAAAAGTTACTGGTTTATCCATTAATCAATGGGTGAATATACCATCATCAAAAGAAAAATGGGCACTTATTAAGAAGCATAAAAACTTCTGGGCTACTCTTCCTTGGATGTCTGGTGGAAGAAGACTTTGGTCATACATATCAAAACACGATCCACATATTTTATCTGCATATGTAGAAGAATCATTTGACCCAAATTGTATACCTGGTAAGACTCAATGGTTAAGAAAAAATACAGGTATAACTAACCGTTCAAAAATCAATTTAGTAAGAAGAAAAGAAAAGAAACTTTTTGCTAGAAGAGGCAATCCTGCAATTTTAATAGATGATTATGAGAAGAATGTAAGAGATTTTATACAAGCAGGAGGTATGGGAATACATCATACATCAACGCCTGGTACTATAGCTCGGCTGAAAAAGCTGGGTTTTTAATCTTATAAATAGTATTAGTTATATAACAAAAGAGAGATAAATTAATTAATTTAAAAGGAGAAAAGATATGAGTGGATGGGCAAAAGGAGCGGATACCGTTACAAATAAACCTAAATTTCTACAAACTGACGAAAACTCCAAGTATAAGAAACAAGATGTTTACGCAACCAATGCTGGTTGGGTACAAAGAGCTGGAACAGCTGCGACTGGTAACGATAATACCGCTTCGCAACCAGAAGTCTTGGTCGCTATACGAGGACTTGCAGGTACATCAGCAACGACTGGACTACAGGAAGCAACTATTACAAATGTAAGATTTGTAGTAGGCACTACTGCAGCTACAGACTTAACAGCTGGTTCATCTAGTCAAACAGTTCAAATAGAGGTAACTTGGGATGAAGCAGTTACAGTTGCTGGATCACCAGTAATGAAAGTTGTAAATAGTGGTGGTGGAACACACGATTGTGTTTATACTGCAACTGGTTCAACAGCTAACAGAAAGAGATTTACAGTAGCGAGTCAAACACTTGCAACTGGCAATGTTCTTTCATTAGGAACTGCGCTCCATGACACAGTAACATTACCAGGTGGAGCAACAATCAACGATACTGCTTCAGGTACTATTAATTCGCAAAGAGGTATTGCTGCTGGTATAAGAGTTACACATACAGTAGCTGCGTAGTAGAGCATAATTATTAACAATTTAAGGGCGGTCAATCCGCCCTTATAAATATATTAACAAAGTGATCTAGGCAAATACCTAGAGTAGCATTCCCGAAAGGGTTTAAAGGAGAACAAATGGCAGACAAGAAGATAACGGCATTGACCGATCTAGGCGACTCATTAGCGAGCGCTGATTTATTCCATGTAGTTGACGATCCGTCAGGTACACCAATTAATAAAAAAATATCAGTAGAGAATGTTTTTAACAATGTTCCAAGTTGGTTAGGTATAGCACAAACATCTCAAGCTTTAACAGCTGCAGGTGGTTCGCTTACAGCGGATGTAACAAGTGCGATTACTGAAATTAATGGAACATCTAACACATCTACTGTATCATTAGCAGATGGTTCTGATGGACAAATCAAAACATTTATTAACGTTTCAACTTCAGGTACAAGTGTACAAACTATAACACCTACTAATTTAAGAGGTCATACTAGTGTAACATTAAACGCTGAAGGAGAAACAGTAACATTATTATTTAAAAATTCACGTTGGAATATCATTAGCGGAAACGCTTATGGTGTTGCGTAATTATATTATAAAAGGAGAATATTATGGGTGTGAGTAGAAAAGAACTACATTATGAAAAAATCAATTTACAAAAGGATTTTAGTGAACTGAAAACTAGAATTGACACAGTTGAAAAAGAAACAACTGTGATGAGGAACAATCTAAATGCGATACACGGTGCTCTTCAACAAGTGGAAAGATTGATTAAGATAGCTGATAAACCTTATGACGCATTGAGAATTAAAGAACGACTTAAAGAGCTTGAAGATGATTTAAAGCAGAAAGAGGCTTATAAGGAAGCGGAAAAAGAAAAACACGATCAAAAAAACAAAGAGGTTGAAGATAAGAAACAATTATTATTAGAAAAAGAAAAATGAAAAAAGATAAGCTTAATGTAGATTTGGATTTTTTGGAAGAGCTGGCTACGAATACACCACACGTTGGACAGTTTGATAAGATAAAAGAGAACAATATTAAAGAGGTTGAAGAAGACCTTGTGGGTGGCAAGTCTTTAAAAAAATTTAAAGACGAGATTAAAAAGGGAGAAAAATGAAAACATTTAAACAACATATAAAAGAAGATGGCAAGATGGTTGGCACAGCCACATCTAACGCTGTTGAAGATGGTTCTGTTGGTGCTCACAATATCCACAAACCAGAGATTTTGAATAAAGTAAATGCTTTTGTTGGCTCTATTGCTAATGGAGAATACATTAAACCTGAAGCAGCTCTTAATCAATTAAGTGCAAAATTAGGAACAATTGGAGTGACAGTAAAAGATAAAATTGAAATTAAAGATAAAAAAGGAAACTTTGAAAGTGCATTAGTTTTTAATGGCGGTCGTTTCGGCAAAGATACTGACGGTTCTGATATAAATGATGATGGTATATCTCATAAAAGTAATAGTTTAAAACTAAAAGGTAAATACGAAACATTAAAGAACGGCGCTGTTAAAGTTTATGCAGAGCTTGGCTAATGTTTGATAAGATAACAAAGAAAAATTGGTTATTTTACGCTATAAAAAACTACAATGTTCCTAATTTAGATAGTGAACAGGAGTTTTATGAAGATATTAAAAGATTTAAATATCTTAAACGTCTATTTCGTAAATATAAAACCACAGGTGAACTGAAAACTAGATTAGTATTAAATCATATTATAGTATTGAGTAATGTTTTTGGTAATGACGCAGCTGCTACATTATTATTATTTAAAGTTGAAAGAGAGTATTGGTCGGTATTAAAAACCTTCTTACACTATTTAAATATAATAACAGCTGATGAAATACCTAATATTAAATTGAATAAAACTTTGTTGTCAAGTCTGGAGAAATTATAATGGGAAGAGCCATAGATTTATTAATTACCTATAGAGTTGTCAAGCTGTTAGTTACGCCTTGGAAGGAACAAGCTGCTTATAAGTATGGGATTATTGACAATAATGGAAAATTATTAAGAAGAGGAAAAGATTTAGTAACTGCTAAAGAAAAAGATTCTTATACTATTTTACATAGATTTGTTTTTAATTTGAAAAGATTATTAGGTATGTTACCAGGAGGCAAAACAAAGTTTGCTTCTTATGCAACTGCTTTAGCTTTATTGTTAAAAGAAAATAAAGACATAAATGCTATTGAAGTAGAAAAAGCATTATACAAACACCTAGTAGAAAACAAATTAATTGCTCATAATGATGATATGAAAGAGTCTGTAGGGTTTGATTATCTACCTGAAGGACGTTATACTATGATAGATAATTTAGAAGATTTGGAAGGTTTACCAACTGCTGAAGTAGGCGATATAGTTTATACTATTGAAAGTCAAAAACCATTTGATAACTATTTTGGTGTTAACCTTTACAATGTTATTAATGAAGATACTAAAAAACAAATTATAGTATCAGAGGATAACATAGAGAGGATAAAATTTTAAATGAAAACTTTTAAAGAATATAGAATGGAAATTGATGAAAAGGTAAAAGATTTACCAAGATTTCAAGTATGGGAAAAAGGAAATGATAAGAAAGATTTTAGAGTTATTTCTGCTAGAGATGAGGACCATGTGAAAAAACAATTAAGTCATGTTAAAAAAGAATTAATAATTAAAAAGATAAATGAAGAAGCTAGAGACCTTATATTTGGTAATATAACTGTTATAACAATTACTAAAGATGGTAAACGAAAAGAAATTGATAAGAAAGATTTACAAAGATGGAAAGATGATGGTTGGAAACTTGCTGAAGAAGCTCCAGCTAATAATGCGAGTAGTGGTAATGTAGATATGAATCCAACTGGTAAGAAAGCAAAATTACAAAAGAAAAAAGATGACATTTTAAAAAGAATGGGTGTCAACATTAAAGAAAACCTAGATAATAATAATGTAGTATTGAAAGGTGTTAATGATACATTAAATACTTTAGAAGATAAGATTGATGTTTTTTCAGGTATAAAAAAAGAAGAAGTTAAACTTAAACCAAAAAAGAAAACTTTTAATGAAAAATTTTTAGAACAGTTGGCAGACAATACACCACATACAGGACAATTTGATGAAAAGCTTTAAAGAATATATGACTAAAGGTTTTGCAATCGGTGGTATTGACGCCGTACATCCTATGGTTAGTGTAGGTGATAAACCACCTAAAGGAAAAGGTAGTAGGTCAAGTAGAGCAGTAGGCCTTGTTGCTCATTCAGTTGGACAAAGTTTTGGTAGTATAAAACCTACAGCTTCAATGAAAAATGTAGAAGGAACACCATTACATAAACATATGGTTAAAAAAGGCGTTATTAAAAAAAAGAAGGACTAATATGGAATTATTAATAAGTTTAGCAATGAAGTTTTGGATGTGGTCAATATTAATTATAGTAGTAATAGCAGGATTAATTATTAATTTATTTGATAAAAAGAAACCTAGTTGTTACAGATTTAAATATACATCAATGCCAAAAATGGTTCCGATACCAATAAGAACAAAAGATAAAGGTTTTTTTAAAGGCATACTACATTGGTTACTAGGAGTTAGACAATGGGAAATCGCAGATGATTTTTCATACGAATTAAACGGAAAGAAATTTGTAATACCGGCAGGTTTTAAATTTGATGGAGCAAGTATTCCAAAATTCTTGCATACATTTTTATCACCAGTTGGTGTGCTCTTAATGGGTGGCTTAGTACATGACTATGCTTATAAATATGAAACCTTATTAAGGGAAAACAAGAGAGATACCATGGGTGTCATATCTCAAAAGCATTCAGACGAAATCTTTAGAGATATTAATATCGGAATTAATGGTTTCTATCTTATGAACTATCTAGCATACTATTCTTTAAGACTAGGTGGTTTCATGGCTTGGAATAAACATAGAAAAGTTAACGCCAAGATAAAATAACCAAAAAAGGAGTAAATCTTATGAATTGGGTAACAGGAAGAATAAAAGAAATGTCCTCATGGTCAGGCGCAAGTTTGATTGTTTTAGGACTATTAATAGTATTGGGTGGTCCCTTTGTTAAATTAGCTGCATATGCAGCCATTGTATGGGGAATCATATCAGTTATCAAGAAAGACTAATGAGTTTACAAGATGTTTGGAACGATTAAATTATTTTTTATAGGCGCCCTAATAGCCTCGCTTGTCGGGGCTGGCGCCTATGTTATGAAGTTGAGAAGTGATAATGCAATACTTCAAGCGAATCAAATCAAATTAGAATCAGCGGTCGCTGACCAAAAACAACTAATAGAAAAACAACAGGCAGATTTCCAGGAAATCTTGGTTGCAAACCAAGAAATGAATAAACTGGTTGGTGCCCTTAAAAAAGACCTTGATGATTTAGATAAAAGGTTTAACAAAGGCAAGAGAGATGTTGGTAAACTTGCCATAGAGAAAACAAAATTAATAGAGAAGATTATAAACAAAGGTAGTGTCAATGCTAAAAGATGTATTGAAATAGCTAGTGGCGCACCGTTAACAGAAAAAGAAAAGAATGCTACAAAGAAATCTGAAATTAATCCAGAGTGTCCTAGTATCGCTAACCCTAGTTATATTGCTTACTAGTTGTTCTTCTATAAAGAAGTTACAAATATTTAAGGAAGAAGTACCTAGGCAGGAACTTAAGCTAGAGAAACCTACTCCATTGGAGTTGGAACAATTGCAATGGATTATTATTACTTCTGAAAATTCAGATGAGGTATTTGCAAAACTTGAAGCAGCAGGTATAGACCCCGTAATATTTGGTCTAACCGATAAGGATTTTGAATTACTTGCAAAGAACTTTGCTAGAATAAGAAACCAATTAAAATTAACCAACGATTTATTGGACAAATATAAAGAGTATTATGAACCGGTTGAGGAGAATAAGAAATGAACGAAGACAATACTTTAAACATAGAACAAAATGTTGGTGATGTTGATGGAAATTTTTCTAAATCTATTACTATTATAGATGAAGACGGCTCAGGTGAAATGGGAGATGTTGAAGCCGTAATAGATTTAACTTATAATATATTTCAGTACATACCAGAGTTAGTCTTTGTATCAATCTATGCGTTAGGTATGTATGCAGCTGTACTTTATATAACTAAAAAGATAAAGGGTTAATTATTTTATTGAGAAACACCTAATCTTTTCAGACTTACCTTTTATTCTTTTATTCTTTTAATAGTATAATAAACTAAGATAAAGGAGATAAATATGACAGTTAAGAGTCAACATAAAGACCTTAAAAAGGAAGTAAATTTAGCCGAACAATTAAGAAGTAATAATAGAAGTCAGAAAAGTTGGTATGATTTACGAGTTTTAAAGAAGTTAAAATTAAGAGCAAAAGAAAAACTAAAGGCGATGAAATAACTAAATAAGACCATAGGACAATATAGAAAAGAGAGCAGGTTTACACCTCTACAAAGTTATGATTATAAGTCCTATTCAATCGTCCTTAAGGATAGGGTTAAATTTTCATGGTAGAACAAAAGAACGGTAACAATAATACCGCTATTAAGGTCCAGATAGAAGGCCTTAAAAAAGATATAGAGAATGTTACTAATCTCAATAGTAGAATAGATAGTGCCATTGAAAAATTAACAGATGTATCAACTGACATTAAACAAATGTTGGCTGTACATGAAGAAAAAATCACCAGACAAGAACAAATAGATGATATTATTTTTGATAAGTTAAAAGAAAAAGCTGGTGAAATTGATAATATCCACAGAGAATTAACAAAAGAAATACAACATGTTGAAAAACGATTAATCATTGAAATCAAGCAAGTTAGACTTGAAATTGGTGGTAGAGTCGGTATGTTGGAAAAATATAGATGGCTTATTATGGGTGGTGCTATAGTAATAGGTTGGTTTATAGCTATAAACGGTCACGAAATCCTAGAAATGTTGAAGTAGTCAGCTGGAGCGCTTAGGTTGAAAAAAAGCGCTGGAAAATAGCGGAGTATTTTTTTGCTCTGGGAGTTTTTTCCACCATTGACAATATGAGTGAATTAGAGTATATTATAAGATTGCTATGTCAAGTTATATTGATTTAAAATACATTAATGAAATTTCTGCCCGATTGTCGCAGTTTAAGAAAAAAGGCGATTACCTTTATAATTTTAGATGTCCCCATTGTGGTGATTCTAAAAAATCTAAAACAAAGGCAAGAGCTTATCTATATCGTGTAAAAAATGATATGTTCTTTAAATGCCACAATTGTGGTGAAGGACAATCTTTACCAAATTTTCTAAAATTTCTTGATGTCAAAAAATACGAAAATTACTTATTAGAAAGATACAAAGGGTCGGCACCCTCCACGCCTCAGCCGAAGTTTGATGACTTTAAACCTAAATTTAAAGAATCAAACATATTAGATGGTCTTCAATGTGTTAATGATTTGAATGAAGACCATCCAGTAAGACAATATGTTATAAACAGAAAAATACCTGAAAAATATTTTTCTAAATTATTTTTATGTAACAAGTTTATGGCGCTTGTAAATAAAGCAAAGCCAAATACTTTTAGTCATACAAAAGGGGAACATCCAAGATTGATTATTCCTTTTTATGATATAGATGATGAGGTATTTGCTTTTCAAGGACGAGCATTTGGTAAAGAACAACCAAAATATTTAACAATAAAGCTAGACGAGAGTAAACAAAAGGTTTATGGATTAGAAAGGATAAATCTTCAAGAGCCGGTTCACATAGTTGAAGGACCTATTGACAGCTTATTCATAGATAATTGCTTGGCAGCCGCTGGTGCAGACTTGACATTGAGAGTGGAACCTGCTAATGTTACATATATATTTGATAATGAACCAAGAAATAAAGAGATTATAAAAAGAATGTATGATGTGATTGAAAAAGATTATAATATTGTGATATGGCCAAATGAATTGCAACTGAAAGATGTTAATGATATGATAGTTTCTGGAATGAGTAAAGCGAAAGTACAGACTATTATAAGTACAAACACCTTTTCTAAGTTAGAGGCGTTAACGAAATTAAGTTATTACAAAAAATGTTAGGAGAAATGAATGGTTAATGAAATATTAAATGTAAGAAAGCGAAACGGAAGAGGCCTTGAACCTCTTAACATTGAAAAGATACATGAAATGGTTGAATATGCTTGTGAAGATATAACACAAGTTTCCTCATCACAAGTTGAAATGTCTTCCGGTTTACAATTTTATGATGGAATATCCACAGACGAAATCCAACAAATTTTAATTAAGTCAGCTTCAGATTTAATTTCCCTAGAAACTCCCAATTATCAATATGTCGCAGCTAGACTGCTACTCTATAGTTTAAGAAAACAAATTTTCCGAAGATTATGGGACCACCCACATATATGGAAACACCTTAACAAGTGTATAGATTTGGGTGTCTATGATAAAGAAATTTTAAATCATTATGAGAAAAAAGATTTTGATAGAATGGAAAATTGGGTTACACATGAGCGTGATTATGATTTTACTTACGCTGGGTTGCGTCAAGTAATAGACAAGTATTTGGTACAAGATAGAAGTACAGGTGAGGTTTTTGAAACACCTCAATTTATGTATATGATGATTTCTGCTACTTTGTTTGCCAAATACCCTAAAAACAAAAGGATGGGTTATGTTAAAAAATATTATGACGCAATTTCAAAATTCAGAATCAACATTCCTACGCCAGTTATGGCGGGGGTTAGAACACCTATTAGGCAGTATGCTAGTTGTGTGTTGGTTGATGTTGATGACACTTTGCCTAGTATTTTCTCTAGTGATATGGCTATTGGCAGTTATGTTGCACAAAGGGCTGGTATTGGTGTTAACGCTGGGAGAATCAGAGGTATCAATTCAAGAATTAGAGGCGGTGAGGTCCAGCACACAGGAGTTATACCATTCCTCAAAAAATTTGAGGCAACAGTTAAGTGCTGTACACAAAATGGTGTTCGTGGAGGGAGTGCAACGGTTCACTTCCCTATTTGGCACAAAGAGATAGAAGATATTATTGTTTTAAAGAACAATAAAGGTACAGAGGATAATAGAGTTAGAAAATTAGACTACTCTATCCAGTTGTCAAAAATATTTTATGAAAGGTTTATTAATGACGAAGATATTACATTATTTTCTCCACACGAAGTACCTGAACTTTATGAAGCTTGGGGTACACCAGAATTTGACGAACTTTATAAGACGGCTGAAAGGAAAACCAGTATTAGTAAAAAGAAAGTATCATCACAAAAATTGTTTATTGACATGCTCAAAGAAAGAGCAGAAACAGGTAGAATTTATATAATGAATATTGACCATTGTAATTCTCATTCTAGTTTTAAAGATAGAATTTATATGTCAAATTTATGTCAAGAGATTACCTTACCTACAGACCCTATTCAACACATAGATGGTGATGGTGAGATTGCATTATGTATTTTAAGTGCAATTAATGTAGGACTTGTAAGAGATTTAGACGATTTAGAAGGCTTATGTGATTTAACAGTAAGAGCACTAGAAGAGATTATAGACCATCAAAAATATCCAGTTAAGGCGGCTGAAGTATCTACTAAAGCAAGAAGGTCACTTGGTGTTGGTTATATTGGTCTAGCACATTACCTAGCGAAACAGAAATTAAAATATAATGATAAACAAGCGTGGAAAGTAGTTGACCAACTTACAGAGGTATTTCAATATTACTTGTTAAAAGCTAGTAATGAGATTGCACAAGAAAAAGGTCAATGTGATTATTTCCACCGTACAAAATATTCAGATGGCGTCCTCCCGATTGACACTTATAAGTCAGAGGTTGATGAGATTGTGAATCGAAAACTATCTTTGAAATGGGAACAATTGAGGAAAGACATTAAACAATATGGGCTAAGACATAGCACCTTATCAGCTCAAATGCCATCAGAATCCTCTAGTGTGGTTTCCAATGCTACAAACGGCATTGAACCACCTAGAGATTATTTAAGTATTAAAAAATCTAAAAAAGGTACATTGAAGCAGGTTGTACCAGACTATCAAAGATTAAAAAATTTTTATACCTTATTGTGGGACATGCCGAATAACGAAGGATATATAAATATCGTTGCAGTAATGCAAAAGTATTTTGACCAAGCGATTAGTGGTAACTGGTCATACAATCCTGAAAATTATGAAGACAATCAAGTGCCTGTATCGGTAATGGTAAATGATTTATTATCTACCTACAAGTATGGGTGGAAGACTTCTTATTATCAGAATACATATGACGCTAAAAGAGATATTGACGAACCAGCACATGGTCTTGGTTGGAAAGACAATGTAAAAGAAGAGGCGGCTTTAAGTAATCCTGCTACTGAACATGTAACAAGCCAA